TCTTTACAAGCATCACCTTGACCAGTGGCGCTTGCGTGGCTTACAAAATCTGATGGGTCTCGCTAGCTCGCTGCAAAAAGTCGCTGACAAGGTTGTCGCCAAGTTTGGCGGTGAAGTGATCATTCGCTACGTTTCAGCGGGCGCTTACAACGCGACGACTGGCGTCATTGCTGAGACAACTAGCGACACTGAGGTCAGAGGCGTTCCTGAGGGCGTTAGCGTTCGTGAGGTTAATGAGCTGGTTCAAGCCGGTGACAAGCGTTTAACTGTTGCGGCAAAAGAACTGCCAGCAGCTCCTGAGACAAAGGATCGGGTTGTGATTAGCAGCGTTGTGCATCAGATCATTAGCGTCAACACGGTTGAGCAGGATAACGAAGCGATCACCTACGAATTAATTTTGAGGGCCTGACCATGACGCGCAACATCAAGCTTGGTGAGATTGGCGATTTCATGGGCGAGCAAGTCCAAGAGCTTGTCAAAATCACGACGCTTGAATGGGAAGCCCGAGTCAAAGAACAAACACCAGTTGACACAGCAAGGCTCAGGAATGCTTGGCAAAGCAAAATCAAGCCTTACGAAGGAGTGGTGAGCAACAATGTCGAATATGCCGAGCCGGTTTGCTTTGGCAACAATTTGCCTCCGTCTTGGAAGGGAGAGTTCAAGACAAGACAAGGCACAGTTGCCGGTTTCCCTGAGCTGATTGGGAAAGAGCTTGAATCTTGGACGCAGCAGCAGTATGAACGCATTAAAAGGAGAGACTAATGGCAGCCGCAGATCTAAACGCAGTTAGAGCCGTTATTGAGGGCAGGTTGGCCACTGAGCTTGCCAACGCTCCGGCAATTCCAGTTGTGTTTCACAACATGGCCTACGAGCCGACCCCAAATTCATCATGGGTTCAATGTCTTGTCAGCTTTGGCTCTAACGAATATCTAAGTTTTGGCGGAACTACAGCTTCAGATAATCGCATTGTTGGCTTACTACTAATCAACATCTTCTCAGCAAAAGGCGTTGGTCCTGGCGCTAACTACACGATCGGCAAACGTGTTCGTGACCTTTACAATAGAGTCAACGTGTCGGGGGTTTACTTCGATGCAGCAACAGGTCCAGAGGTACTGGGTTCCCCAGCTCCCGAGGGCTACTTTCAAACTCAGGTCCGTGTGACCTTTGAATCCATCGAGGAACTCTGACCATGACTTTTTTTCGCGGTGAACAAGGCAACGTCCTTTTCAAGCATGACTCTGGCGACACTCTGACTGTTGTGACAGGAGTGCGGTCGTGGTCTCTGACTATCGACAAAGAGTCTCTTGAGGTTACAAAAATGGGGGACAGCTTCCGCGATCGAGTCGGCGGCCTGATTAGCGGCAGCGGCACTATCGAAGTCTTTTACGAAAAGACCGCAGCAGGTGACGGCAAAGGCGATTTGATCCGTGAGATCCTTACAACCCCAGCAACTGAATCAACTGTTGCGGGCGCAGAGCTTTACACCTTTGACGTAGGAAGCCAAGCGGCCACAAGCGAAAAGCTTACGTTTAACCTGCTAATTACATCGTCTGAGTTCAGTGCTAGCGTTGGCGAGCTGCAAGTCGTGACCTTTAATTTTGAAACTAAAGGCGCAATAGCTCTCACCACTGTTTCTTGATCTAATTTATGGCCGCTTCAACTCAACGCACTGTTGACCTGCTTACTGGCGCTTTTGACCTTAGTCAAAGGCGTAAGTTTGTTGTCAATAACGCGGACGGTGAGCCTATCCTTGACTTGTATTTCAAGCCAATTACAAGGGCTGACCGTAAACGCGCTCAATCTGTTGCTAGCAGTGAAGAGGCTTTAGACATCAGCACGCAAATGCTGTGTCAGAAAGCAGAGCTAGAAGATGGGGCCAAAGCTTTTGCTGCCGCTGATGCCGCCAAGCTGCAACGTGAATTGCCCGAAACCGTTCTGAACGATCTTGAGCTTTTCTTGTTTGGCGTTGGAGAAGAAGCGGAGCTTGAGGAAGCAAAAAACGACTGAAGCAGGACAGCTGGCTCAACTTTGAGTTTTTTCTGGCCTGCGAGCTTGGCATGACGGTAAGCAAGCTTCGCACAGAGTTGTCTGATGCGGAGCTTGTTCACTTTGCTGCGTACTATCAATTGAAGGGCGAAGAGGAGAAGAAAGCAATGGATCGCGCCAAGGCAAGACGGCGGTAAGATTAGAACATTGCTTAGGTAGCCGTGGCAGTATCCAATGTCGAGCTGATCGTCTCAGCGGCTAAGGCTATTAATCCGCTGCGTAAAGTTCAGCAGGAGACTAAAAAGCTCAAGCAAGCGTTTACGCAAAACGAAAAAGCTGCACGCAGTGTTGAGCTTCGTTTTGAAGCCATGGGGCGAAAAGGGGTTAGAAATCTCAAGAATTTAGAGGCAAGTGCGGGCCGTCTTGGCAAGCGGATGCGAACAGTTGGCACTGCCGTCAAAGTTGCAGGCGTTGCTTTTACAGCTTATAAAGCAATACAAACTGGACTTAATAGGATTGAGTCTGAGCGCAGGTTGAAACTTGTAGCTCAAGGATATGGTGAGGTTGCATTGCTGCAATCAGCAGCAGCAGCCGCCGCGAGCAAATTTAAGATAGGTCAGACAGAAGCGAATCAGGCATTAGCAAATGCTTTTGGACGATTAAGGCCACTAGGCGTAAGCCTTGGCGACATCACGTCTACTTTTAACGGGTTCCGAACGGCAGCAATGCTTGGAGGGGCAACAGCTGCGGAAAGCTCTGCGGCGTTTACTCAACTTTCTCAAGCACTTGGGTCAGGCGCTTTGCGTGGCGATGAGTTCAGAAGCATTGCAGAGCAAGCCCCTTTAGTGTTAAAAGCGATTAGCGATGAAACTGGTGTTGCGGCAGGTCAGCTAAAAGAATACGCTTCGCAAGGATTGCTAACTAGCGAAATCGTAATAAAAGCCTTGAAAAGGATTGAAAAAGAAGGGGCAGAAAGCTTAAAGCAGGCAATGGATGGCCCTGCGGCTTCAATTAGAGATTTTCAGAATGCAGTTGAAGATGTTGCTTCTGCCGCAACCGAGACAATTGTCCCTCAACTATCTACGGCTTTTGTTGATCTTGCCCAAATAATAAGAGATTTAGAAGAGCCTATTAGGTTTATTGGTGGATTGATTGGCGGCTTGGTCGAAGGAATTGCGAAGGTCACCAAGCGCATGCGTCGCGGAGGCGCCGCAGTGGCTCAAGCGGAAATTCTTGCTGCTGATGCAACAAGACGCCAGTTGCCTGGAGTCGGGGCAAATGAGGCTGAATTTCTGAAGCTTTACAAAAAAGAGTTAGACAGAAGGCTGGCGAAAATTGACGGGCAGGTATTTGGACAGCTTCCGCCATCGGCGGCAAACCTCCCAGGGGAAGGCACTGCAACAGGTACAACACCTATTACGCTAAATCAAAACAAATCAACTCGCACCAGTAAAGCTAGAGTTGACGCAACAGCAAAGTTAGTCGCGTTACATGAAAAGCTAACTTTCAGTATTGACACGATTAACGACAAAGAACGTTTAATACTTGAGCACCAAATTGCCCAGCAGGAAATAAGAGAACGAGGCTTGCTACCGAACGAAGAACGAATTGCGTTCCTTGAGGCAGAACAAAGCCACATGGAAAGCATTATTGCTCTTGAAGAAAGACAGACTAAGGAGCAAGAAAAAAGAGCCCAGAAAACAAGGGACGCCTTTGACAAGGCGATGAAAGACGAAGCCGACAGGGCGCAAAAGCAAAAGGAAGCTGACCCTGGCTTCCAGATGCAAAAGCAATTTGAAGAGCTGATCAAGCTTGAAAATCAAGTTGCAGCAGGAGCAACCGCCATCGGAAACGCATTTAGTAATGCTTTTGTTGGCGTTATCACTGGAGCCAAATCAGCGCAGGAAGGCTTGGCTGAAATGATGCAATCGGTGGCCAAGCATTTCCTTGACATGGCCGCAAAGATTATTGCTCAGCAGATTGCGATGATTTTGTACGGCACGATCATGAAGGCGCTGGGCGTCTCAATGGGCGGTGGTGGCGGAT